ATTTAGTATTGTTGTTGATGATAATACTTTTAGGTGTATTAAGAAAGAGATGGAGAGTGAGAGTGCAACTGTTACCGCGAATTGTCAAAGGATATTCCCGGGCCGTTATAATCAGTCTGTGAGTATATTCTATATGGGTATTAAGTTTATTATTACTACTACTATAGGTGGATTGATGGATGATTTAGTTTACGGGGCAAAAAATAAGGATAAGTGGTTTAAGAATATGGATAAGATGTTGGGTATGGCTAAGCATTTCTCTATGAGTAAACCTAGTGATTATCCGTCTTTACAGTTAGATTATTATAATCATATGATTCGTAATACTCCGAGTATTATGATGAAGCAGGGTATTATTGATAAGAATGGTATTCATGAATATCCATTAACGGAAAAAGAAGCTTTTAAGAAGCCTGAGTTGATTCAAGAGAAATGTTCACCTGAGAGGGTTGTTAATAAGGATGAAGATGTTATTATGAGTATTTCTGATGCTGTTACTTATATGAAAGATAATCCGGGATTAATTGATCAGGTAAAATCTGTTGATAATAATGATTTTGATTTATCAGGAGAATTAACTTATAAAGTTTTGAAAGATTTTATCGAACAAATAAAACCAAGGAACCCAATTGATCTTTCAAAAACTATGGTTAAATTATTTCCAAAAAAATAGAGAAGATGAATAATTTATTAAATTTCATAGTAAAGGATTCAGCCATGCTCATTTCTAATTCAGAGTATGTGTTGGAGAAACCTGTATTATTGCACGATGATTTTGAATCAGATTTAGATAAAGAATGTTTTCTTTTAGATGAAAATGATTCCGATGATAAATTCTTTTGGCGATTAAAACGTGTATTTTATCGTGATGATGATGATATTATTTATTTGCTTTCCTGTTATTTTGAATATACGGATAACCAAGGAGATGTTAATGTTGAATATATAAAAATGGATTGATTATGGCTTACTTTAGTAATGGAACAGATGGTGAAGTTTTTGACAATGAGTGTCAGGGTTGTAAATATGGATACTCGGAAGATGGAAATGTAAATTGTCCAATTCAGTATGTTCAATTAGTTTATAATTATGATGCTTGTAATAATAAAATAGCAACAAAAATTCTAAATGATTTAGTTAAGAATGATGGAACTTGCGAAATGAAAAAAGCATTCTCTAAAGATTTTAAAACAGATGCGCACAATTTAAAACTTAACTTTTAAATATAGATTGATTATGAAAAAAAATCAATGGGTTCATGTAACCAACAGTAGTCTAATTTCAGGATATAAGTATTTTCCTGAAGAAAAGAGAGTTCATGTTGAATTTAAAAACAATAGCTCTATGTATGCTTATTTTAATGTTCCTGCTCATGTTGTGAACAGTATAAGTGAAGAAGCTCCTGGTAACGATATTCACTCTAAAATTATTAAGGGTGGATATGAGTATAAGAAAATTAATTAAAAACGTATATACCTTTTTACATGAAAAAGTTTGGTAGAAAGGTATATACTTTTTATCTTTGTTGTTAAATATTATAACGATGTCAGATACTACTAAAGAAAAAAAACAACCATATTCATTCAAGTTTCATAAGTCATTTAAAGATGAAATGGATATTGCAGCGAAACTTGAAAAAATATCTACTACTGCATTAATCGAAAGAGAAGTTGGTAGGCATTTGAGAAATTTAAAGCGTGCTGCTTCTGAGATTAAAAGGAAAAAAGAAATTGAAAATAGAATAGAGGAACAAAATGGTGAGAGTAAATCTTAACAATACAATATATTCCGTATTGGCAGATCCAAAGGAAAGAAAATTGTATCGTATATTAAATGATAGAAAACTTATCGGTGGTGAGGAATTACAAGATAAAGATTTTATTAATAAATATATCGAAGAACATAGAATAAACGCTCCTGATTCATTCATTTATTGTGTTATACTTTCAGATGATGTTTCAAACTTATTTGTAGCCAGGTTTATTAGTTTTGAATCGCATATTCATAAATCAATTTGGGTTGCAAATAACTATCATAAATCACTTGGCTCATTAAATGTTTATGCATTGCCAGTGTTAAATTAAATATTTTTGTTTAACTAAATATTATTAAAAAATTATGTTTAAAGGTAAAGAGAGTAAATCTATTGAAGCTATGGAAGCTCCAATGGGAAAAAACGAAAGAAAAGAACTTGCTGTAAAAATTAATACAAAAGCAAGACAAATTGCTCTTGAAGAGCAAGGAGAATCTATTATGTCTGAAGATCAGAAAAAGGAAGTAGTTGAAAAGATTAATTATTCAGCTAAAAATGTTTCTGGTACCGCAAAAGGTCCTACTGTTACTCCTTCTGTTGAAGAAATGCAAGCAGTTAATACTAGCATGCATAGTGATCTTCATTTTATTGAAAATACAATACTTGGAGTCAGATCGTTCAGAGAAAAGATTGATCGAATAATGAATATTATTGATCTTTCAGGTATTCAGAACGAACTTGCAACAAGAGTAAAGGGATTTAATCCAGTAGAACATTCTATTACTCATTTTGTTTTGGCAAAAGGTTCTTTGGGTGAATTGTTAAAACATTTAATTCCACACGAAAAACTTGTTGGTTTGAAGTGTTACAATAACTATGTAATGATTTGTAATGAATTAAATGAAAAACCTACTTATGGTGATACTATCTATCCATTTCTTCCAAATGATTATATGAATGGTCTTATTTCTGCAGTTGAAGATGCTTTAAAGAATAATGTTACTTTAGAAAGTAATCATGAGAAATGGAGAAAAGATAAAGAAGCTGCAGGTTGGGTTTATGGTGAAGTAAAAGATGCAGAAAAGAAAACTCATCCATCATTAGTTCCTTTTAATGAGCTTCCTGATGATGATGCTCGTGTTGGTGAAAGAAGAAAAGGTGAAGAATTTCTTCGAGTTATTAATGAGTTTAAAAATCCTTATAAGTATCCAAAACAAGTTGGATCTGATGTTGAGGAAGTTACAAACTCAGTTGTTGTTAATGATTTAAACATTAAGCTTCCAGAAGGAAAATATAGATTGCATGGAACTCAACTTAATCATGCTTCTCAACTTAATCGTGTTCAGATGGTTGATTGGATTAAGTCTATGATTTCTGAACTTCTTGATGAATTTATTAAGTTTGAGTTTAATTCAATTCTTAGATATAGATTAAAATTGTATAATAAATACAATGATAAGAATATCGATCCTAACCTTCTTTCTGTTATAAATGTTCAATCTGTTTATACAAATCTTGTTGATGCTAAAAACATATTTGGTTACTCATATCAATATTTTAAATAATGAACACAATAATTAAAAAAATCGAATTATTAGACAAAGGTAACAAAGGAATAAAAGTTACCTTTGCTGGTCAAAGGAAGATAAATGACCAGGTTGCGGCTAAACGCGACAATGTAATGACAGAACATATGTTGTTACCAATTCCTTTAAGACAGAAATTTTATCGTCTTAAGTATTTCTTTTTAACAATGTCTGGAGTATGGCGCGATGATCAATGGACTGAATATCTATTGGACGACTATAGTGGTTTTAGATCTGTAGATGATATCCTTGAACAGGATCATGAAGGTGCTGATGAAGATGTTCTTGAGAAATTAAGAATGGATATTTCTTCTAAGATAATGGCTGCAGATACAGCATTTTCGAATACTTCTATTTCCGGATATGAACTTGATGGTACTAAGATTAAAATCAATGGTACATATGAAGCAATTGAAGGTAAACCATTCAAGGTAACTTTACCATTTATTTCTGAAGATGATGATTATGAATTTCATTCTGAAGCTACTGAAATAATGGTTGAAATATCTACTGATACTTTTCAATATTTAAAAGAAGAAAATCTTCAATTAAGTGATGTTAAGGAATTGCTTTCAGAATACATGGTTAAAGATGAAGATATCGAAAGAGTTAAAAATCAATCTGATGAAGAAAATCTTGAAGAATTAATGCTTCGTCTTGAAAATGCTGGTGCTATCGTTATTCCAACTGAGGGTGGAGATTTAGAAAAGAGTTTGAATGAAAATAATGATAATTCTAAGCCAGAAGTTGCTAGTACTAAGACTATTAACGAAGAAAAATTTGTTAATAGTGAAGAACAAAAAGATGTTCCGGATAATGAAAGTGGAAGTACAGATGAAGATTCTGATAATGAGGAAGTTGAAGGTGATAAAAATGAATCTTACTCAAAAGAGGATGTAGATTCTATTGGTCAAAAAAATGATGATCCAAGTAAGGATCCTGCAATTCCTTATCCTAATGGTAGTGGTGATCCACCAAATAAAGAAGATGAAGAAAACAAAGACTTCTTTTAGTTTATAACTGTGCCGGGTAATTCCGGCACTAATATTTGTATATATGTCGAAAATTAATGTATTAAGAGAAATATTTGGTGATATTAAATATCGAGCAAGTCAAAAGGGATTTGATATTGAAACAAAGTTTGATAACGAAAGATCAGCAATTCAGGTAATTAGAAGATTAGACAAGTCTGTAATATATAGATTAGTTGAAGAAGTTGATAAAAATGTCGAAAGAAAATTTCTAAAGACTGAAGTATTAAAAACACAGATTAAGGTGTATGAACATTTTATTTCATATATGTCTTTCTATGGAATATTTACAGTTGCTTATTCGTATGATGAAGAGCAAAAGGAAATAGCTGAAAAAGAAAAAAAAGAAAAGGAGAAGAAAAAAGATGCTTGATTTATATAATGATGATTTTATAAAATTTGAAGAAGAAAAGCATCAGTATTTTGGTAAAGATGATAAAGAATATCAATCTATGTCAAGAGTCCTTAGAACGGTTCAAAACCCTTTTGATCGCGAAGGAATATCAATGGCTGTAGCTAGAAGTCGTGGAGTGAGTCAGGCTGATATTTTAGCAGAGTGGGATAAAAAACGTGATGATGCATCTGATTATGGTAACTTTATTCATAATGGAATGGAAGATTATTTCAATGCAAAAAGAGTTACAGATAAAAGAATTGCAAAACTTGGAAAGGATTTCTCAAAAGAAACTGCCGGTTATTATAAATTAAGTACTGAACATATTCTTTATGATCGTGAATTCGAAATTGCTGGAATGACAGATTTACTTCTTGATCGTCAGAAAAAACCAAAATCAGGAGATTGGATTATTGATCTTATGGATTATAAAACAAATCTTGAAAAAGGCATTTACTTTGATAGCGTAAGAAGAAAAGATGGAAAACAAAAACATTACAAAAAATATTTACTTTCTCCATTAGATCATTTAGAAGAATGTAATTATAATCTTTATGCTCTTCAATTATCAGGTTACGGTAGAATGCTTGAAAAAACTTATGGTGTAAAAATTGGAAAACTTTTTATTGTTTGGATTCGTTTTGATGAAAATAATGATTCGTTTTTTTATACCATGATTCCGGTTCCATATATGAAAATGGAAATCGATGCTTTATTTAATAGTTATAAAAATTTAAAACAGATTGGATAATGAATTTATTAGTTATAATTTTACTAGGAATAATATTACTGTGTGCTTGGGGATTAGTTCCTCTTTTAGCTTCATATTTTAATGAAGAAATATATTTACAAACTCATAGAGAGTATGTGTCATATAAGCCGCAAATAAGATATATTCATTTTATATTTTTAATATTAGAAGGACCATTTGTATTTTTGAGACTTCTTAAAAAGAAAAAATAATATGTACGGTATATTTCGTGTAAAAGACGATGATAGTATAATTATAGACAAGGATGCTTTATTATTAATTCCTGAGATATCAAAAGTTTCTCAAAAAGAATTAAAATATATCATCCTTGTTTATGATTTATATGACTCTCCATTAAGAAAAATGCCAATTGATTTAAGAAAGCAAATGGCAAAAAGAAGAGTCTGGGGTAATATTAAGCGTGATGTTGATAAGACTCAAGAAATGATTAAAGCCATCTATGCTTATCAATCTATATGTTACGATCCTGTAAGAGAAAGTCTAGATGCGTTTAAATCAAAAATAAACTTTATAAATAAAAAGATTTCTGATCCAGATCTCAATCTGAAGGATGGAAAAGATTGGGTAAGTCAATTAGAATTTTATGAGGCTAAAATTGTTTCATTTGAAGATGAAATTAAAAAAGAAGAAACTGTTGCCGAGATAAAAGGTAAAAAAACATTAGGTTATCTAGAACTATGGCAAAGAAAACAAATGCAGTTTAGGAAGATAAAAGATAATGAAGAATAATGTTAACACCTGATTCATATATTAGAAATAATAAAGGAATATATGTTCCTATTCGAAAAGGAAAAGGTTTTGATCCTAATCCTGTAGCATCAAATGGTATTCCATGGTTTGCTGATTCTGAAAATAATCCATCAGCCGTAGGAACTAGTCCTTATGAAGAATTTTGGGATGAACAGTATAATCGATGTGTAAATGGATATGAAACAGGTGGTATATTTATTCCTGGTAGATATTATTATTATTTAAATTTTACAACATTAAATGGCCTTTATGGTGTACAGTTTCCATGGATAACAGATTTGGATTTAGAATATTTTCTTACAGTAGAATGGATAAAAAATGAAAAGAAGTCTGGTTTAATATCGATTAAAGCAAGACGTAAAGGACTTTCCGAAAAATTTCAAGCAATAGCAAATCATGGAGTAAGATTTATCGAAGGATATAAAGCTGGTATTGCAGCAGGTATTCAAAAGTATACTGATGGTTTAAGAGAGAAATTTGTAAATGGATTTGATAGTGTTGTTCCGGAGATGAGATTAAATTATACCTTATCAAACGATAAAGTATTTCAGACTGGATATGATGAAAAGACAGAATCGGGTTCTTATAAATTATCAGGATATAAAGGACAGTTGAAATTTGCAACAATGCATGATTCAGCTGAAAAATTAGAAGGTGAATATTTTAATGATGTTGCATTAGAGGAAGCTGGTCAGTTTGTAAAATTAAGAGATACACATGATTCTATTAAACCAGCATTAGAATTTGGTTCTAAAATGGAAGGTACATTTTTTATTTATGGTACTGGTGGTAATATTTTAAGTACATCAAAAGATTTTCAGTTTTTATGGGAACATGCAGAAGCATATAATTTAGTTAAATTATGGGTTCCTGGTCGTAGAATGTATTTTCCATTTTATGTAAATAGTAATAAAGGTTTTCCTATAAACCCGAAAACAAAAGAAGAAGATTTTGAAAATGATCCTCATACTGGAGAAAAGATTGATCCAATAAAAAATCTTCGAAAATTTAAGCCACATGAAAGAATTGGAATGGAAGATGTTGAATCAGCATCTAATTTTATAAAGAAGAAAAAAGTAGCATTAGCAAATTTACCGGATAAATCTGCTCTTGTAAAATATAATAAGTCATATCCTGAAACTGAAGAAGAAGCATGGAGTTCAGGAGGAAATAATAATTTTGATGCTAATGTCTTAAATAATCAATTGGTTCATATGATGACTATAGAATCAATGATTAAAGAATATATAATCGATTGGGTTTATGAAGAAAAAGATGGAAGAAAAGATAAAAAGATACCTTTAGAAGTTACAGCTAGACTAGCAAAAAAATCTGATCCAGACTATAAAAAGATACAAGTTATCCAAGAACCTATGCATGGTTATAAAGATTTAGATATAGGTGGTGTTGATAGTTATAATCAAGATGAAACTAAAACGTCAAAATCTTTAGGAGCAATGGTAGTTCTTAGAAGATATAATGGACTTGTAGGATATAATGGTACATATGGTGGTGAAATGCCTGTATGTATGTATTATAAAAGACCTGGAAGAAAAGAATTGTTTTATGATATCACATTGAAGATTGCTGTTTGGTATGGCTTAAAGAAAAATGTTATGATATCTGCTGAATATGATAATATTATAGGCTTCTGGAAAAGTAATTATGGAATTCCGTATTTATCTTCTAGACCAAGATCATTTGAATCTAAGGCTTCTAAACAAGAGCATAAATTTGGTGCAAAAATGACTATGCATAGTAAACCTCTTGCGTTAGGTGTTGCGCAATCATGGATATTAGATAATTATAAAAATATTTATTATCCAGAACTTATACGAGATTTTATTGCATATGATGAAGAAATTGTAGAAAGTGATTGGGATGCTGCTGATGCTGTAATGTTAGCACTAATGCGTATAACCGATATGCGTAAAAATCCAAGAGAAGTTGATAAAGAAGTTAGTAATAAATACTCTCAATCTCCTGTCTATAAAATGGATGAAAGTGGAGAAATTACAGTTGAAGGTGTTCAAACAACATCAGCTCAAGAAATGGTTGATGAATACGCTAAAGGCTATGTTACATCAAGTGATGATCCAAATGATTATAAAGAATCTGATCCATTCGATCATATATTTGATGAAAATTAATTGACATTGATAAAAATTTTTATTACTATTATTGCAAAAAATAAATAAAATGAAAAATACATCAGTTCCAGATTATACACAGATAAATTTTTCAGTAGAAAAAGAAGAAGCTCAAAAGATGATCGATTTTGGTGTAAATCTTCATCGAGAAAGATCAGAACAAAGAAGGATAAATAAAAAATTATATGATTCTTACAATGGTATTATAAATAAAAAAGAGATAAATAGAGTTGTTAAAAAACATGGGAAAGTAAGTTCTACTCCTTATATATCATATAGAATTGGTCGTAATAAAATAAAACAATTAATAGGAGAATTCTTACAAATAGGAATTAGATCTACTGTTTATACTATTAATCCGGAAGCTCAAAGTAAGAAATATTCAAAATATATTGATTTCAAAGGTATGTCTAAAGCAAAGCCAATGATTGAAAAAGCTAGACAGCAAGGATTAAATGTTTATCCTGGATATAAAATACCTAATGATCAAGATGTAAAAATAACAGCAAAACAGTTCAAAAGTAAAAACGAAATAGTTATGCAAACTATTTTGAACTGGAAATTAATGAAAGAAAATTTACTTCAAGTGTTTGGTGAAAATTGGAAGCAACTTATCTTAACTTCTGAAATGTGTGGAAAATTAGAACGTGATAAATATTTCAGCGATACTTTCAGACCGATAGATCCTAGTGATGCAATATTTATCGAATCAACATATGATCCTTTTGTTAAAGAAAGTTTTATAGTTGGAGAAAGAAGATTAATGTTTAAGCATGAGGTATTACAAACTTGGGCAGAAGATTTTGCAAATAATCCAAGTTTAAAAAGTGATCTTGAAAATGTAGAAACTACAAGTGGAAATGATAGTAATTTAGATAGGAAATCAGGAGAATATTTATATGAAGTATTTTCTTTTCAATTTTTTGGGCAGAAAACTTATCGAAAAAAACAAAGTAAAAATGAAGATGGTTCTATCTATACTAAGTTTATAACTGATGAAGAGTGGAAGAAAGATAAAAATAGAATTAAGAAAGATGTTAAAAAAGGTAAGTATAAAATAATAGAAGAGGTTAATAGAAATACTATTTATGAAGGATCTATAATAGGTACCGATTTATATTTAGGAATTAAAGAAAAAGATCATAATATAGTTTATACTGATGATAATGGATTTGAACATGTAGAATTTGATTATGTTTTTGGTTTATTTAATACAGTTGATGGTATAAGAATTCCTTTGCAAGAAATAGTTTATGAAATGGAAAAGGTTTATAATGCCATTCGTAGGCAAATAAATCTTGAAATATCAAAATTAAAAGGAGATATGGCTGTTTTCGATGAAGCATATATGACTCAAAAAAATACTTTCACACAATTACTTCATGACTTTTCCGAACATGGTATAGGAAAAATGAATTCATCAGCCGAAGGTGCTACATCTGGAGATGATGATACTGTAATTGATAAATTTGTAAAGACATTTAAATTAGGAAGTCCAGAAACTATAAAAACATTAATTGCTCTTGCAGTTGATATAGAACAAACTTTAGATAGAGTTACTGGAATGAATGATGATCGACAAGGACAAGGAGATGCATCAAGTACAGCTACAACAAATCAAAATAATGTAAATGCTTCTATAAGTATGACATATGATATGTTTAATTTTGCAACTACATATGTAAATGAAGTTATTTCAAGAATGTTAGAAAAAGTAAAAATAAATTGGACATGGCTTGAAAATAATGAACATGGAATGATTCTTTCAGATGAAGAATATGGTTATTTAAAAGCTACAAAAGAACTTGCCAATGATTCATATGGAGCATTTGTTACAGATGGTAAATTTGAATTTGAAGTTAGAAGAAAATTAGAACAATTTTTCTTAGCAGAAATAAATGCACAAAAATTAAGAACATTAGATGTTGCTAAATTTTATAACGAAAAATCTTATGCTGGTTCATTAAAAGTTTTACAAGAAGCATATGATGTATTAAATCAATCAGTTCAACAACAAGAGCAAGGTAAATCTCAATCTCAACAGCAAAATGTTCAAGCTCAAATTCAAGCTAATAAAGAAAATCTAGAAGATGGTCAATCTCATGAAATTGATAAAATTAGAGTTAAGGGTGAAGAAGATCGAAAAACAAAATCAATGGAGAAAGATTTCGATAATAGTATTATTGTAAATAAAAGTATGAGAGATAAAATTGATAAGCAAGATGAGATGCAAAGTAATAATGATTTAAAAAGAGAAGAAATAGGAATGAAAGAAAGAGTAGAAAATCAGAAAATTTCTCAGCAACAACAACAACAACAACAATCTGAACAAAAATAATTTTTTATATAAAAATAGTAATAATTAATATTTTATGTTATGTGGTTTAAAAAAGATAATATTTTATTGGAACAAGCTGGTCAAGATGGTGGATCAGGTGGTAATGGAGGTTCAAGTGACTTTCAATTAGAAGATGCTTTTTCTGACGTTGATGATTTTGATATAAGTGGATTAGGTGGTTCAGAAAGTAGTGATAAAGGTGATGGTTCAGAAGGTAGTGATAAAGGTGATAGTACTGAAGGTGGTGATAAAGGTGATGATAAAGGTGATGGTGGTGAAGATACTGATGAAACATTAAAAGCTGAGGCAGAAGAAAAAGGTATTTCAGTTGATGAATTAAAGGTTCAGAAAGAAAAAGATTCTTTAGAAATTGAAGCTAAAGAAAAAGGTGTTTCAGTTGATGATTTAAAAAAAGAAAAATCTGAGGCAAAAGAAAAATCTGAAAAAATTGAATCAGAAAGAAAGAAAACTCTTGATGATCTTGAAAAGGAATTAAAGGATGAAGGAAAATCAGAGGAAGAAATTAAAAAAGCTATTGATACTAAAAAGCAAGAGTTTCAAGATTCTGATTTTGATTCTGAAATAAATCCTTTTAATGAATACACATCTCCGGAAAGTAAATCAGAAGGTGATAAAGTTGAAATAAACTATAATGATCTTGCAAAAGATATTGGTTACGAAATTGAAGAAGGTGTTGAGATAAAATCAATAGATGAATTTAAAGAGATATCGAAAAATAATCTAGAAAAAGCTAAACAAACACTCGATCTTTCAGAATTTCCACCAGAGGCAAAAATGTTACTTGAAAATCTAAAAAAGAATAATAATATTCAATTGACAGATTTTTATCGTAATGATACTATTCGAAGTATTGATAATTTCCTTTCTCTTCCAGAAGAACAAAAAATAAAAAGTGTACTTGCTGAAGAAGGTAAAAAAGCAGGTCATGATAAAGAATCTTTAAAAGATTATATTGAAGATCAATATGCTGAAATGACTGAAGATGATATGAAAAAGAAATTGACAGTTATTAACCGTCAAGCTACTTCTATCAAAACTAAGGAATTTGGAAAAATAATTTCTGAAAAAGGAAAATATTTAGAAGCGCAAAAAGAAAAAGTTATAACTCAAGCTAAAAAAGAGAGAGAAAATCTTGTTGAAGTAATGAAAAAAACAACAAGTTATATGAATTTTAAAATTCCTGATAACGTTTTAAATTCAATGGTAAAGGATATTGAATCAGGAGCTTTTCAAAATGTTCTAGATGAAAATGTTGAACAAGCAAAAATTAATGCGTATATTGGTCTCAAATTAGGGAAGCAATTTGCAGCTTCTTATGAAAAAATGCTTAAAAAAGCAAAAGGAACAAGTTACCAAAAAGGTCTCGATACTCTTACAAAGCAAAAGCATAATATTAAGAATACTGGGAATAAAAATTTAGGTAAACGAAAAAGTTCAGATTTATCATTTAGCAGTGATGAATTTAGTGAAGAATAATAAAGAGCATATTAAGTTTTAGATAGAAGAGCATAATAACAAAAAATAATTTTAAAAATCTAAAACTTATAAAAAATGTCTCGAATACAAGTACAACGCGGATATTTAAGTGATGGCGATGCTCAGCATTCGCACTTAATTCAGAATCATCTTCTTGATGAAAAAGCAAATATTGACAAATTTGTTATGTATGCTGAAAAGCGATATTTAACAACTCTATTAGTATCAGGTGCTAGGGAATCTAGATTTACTGCTCCTGCATATACTCCAAAAGGAAGACAAGCTGTAACAACTAAGATTAAACCTTTATCTCAAAGTAAAAAAATAGCTCAAAAAGGATATGCCTTTAAGGTAATGGGTAGAATTCAAAAAGAGGTTGAAGTTATTGGCACTGCTGGTACTCCAACTCAAGGAACAGCTACTCAAGGTGGAACTTTCTCTTTATATCTTGGTGATAATACAATAAAAAAAGGTATGAACGTATTATTTTCGAATAATAAGCATGCTAGAGTAAAAACTT